ATTTGCAAAAGTTCCTGTTACATCCTTTAAAACAAAGTGAGCTCTAAGTGTGGCCTCTGGTGGATTTGCTATTGTATAATTAAATCCTGTATTTTGTATCTTGACAGATTCAGCTGCACCAATGTCCGTTGTAGTTGCAAGTAACTTAGTACCAGTTCCAGTTGTGCTTGTAACAGTAACCGTAGGTAAATCTGTATACGCAGCTCCACCATCTTTTACAAATACTTTTTGTATCGAACCTGACTCAGAGGATACAGAAAGATTTGCAAAGGTATCAAACTCTAGAACTATCTGGTCTGTAGATGTACTGTAAGTATCTGGTGTTTCCACGACACTATCGGTAAGTATATTATGACCAGCATCTGTAGATGAGCTATCTGTACCATTTAATAAAAGATTATCAATATCATTTCCCTGTACAAATATACGAACCCCTGTAGTTGGAGCATCTGTAAATGTAAGTGTTGTACCACTTGCACTCCATATTGTTGAACCCTCAGAGTTTGTAGCATCTGTTTTTATATTGTCCAAATAAACTTTAAGGTCATCTGTAGACGCACTAGTGTTTACAAGAGTAAATGCTGTTGTGCTGTCATCTCCTGTAAAAGAATCTGATTGTGTTGTTTCTAATATAATATTAAATGGTTGTAATGCTGTTTGTGTTGCTACTTCTAAAGTAATTGCATCTGTAGTTATATCTGAATCATCAAGTGTTCCTGTTTCCTGTAGAATACCACCACCAACCATACTAACGAAAGCAGTTGCAGATTTAGTATCAGACTCAGACGTTGTAAATGTTAGTGCATCACCTACTTCATATAATGAACCAGCATCATCTACTAGAACTTCACTCACAGTACCCTTTGCAATACCATCAACGATAAGTGATGCTTCATTGTTACCTAGATTTTCTAAACCAACCACCTCTTGGTCTGAATGTAAGATACCATCATTTGTTATAGATGTACTTGATACGATTGAAGAAACCGTAAAGGATACATCAACATCTCTAGAGGTAGAGTTTCCAGTAATTGTTTCACCATCTGTAAATGTTCCCACAACATTTGCAAGTTCAAATTCTGTTATAGATTGTATTCCCTCTTGGAATGTTATCACATCATTGACTGTGGCTGTTGCACCAGAACTCGCACCAGTAATAACTTGATTAACAACCTCATCACCAGTAACACCTTGAAAGGCTGTACATCTTAATGTTGTTTCCGTTCTCCAATCTCCATCTGAAGTTCGTAACATATGAATGTTCGGATAAAAGATTTCTGCTTCTTCTCCAAGTAATATTCTGAAGAATAATTCATGTCCTTCTTTTGTACCCTTTGCAGAATATAAATCTTTGATGTTTTTAATTAAATCTCTTTTAGATATACTTGATGCAAGTGAGTTTGGAATTGCAGTCATTAAAGATGTACGCATCTGGTCTAGGAAATCATAGATGGTATTATCTACATCTGCATAATCTAAAAGTTGTTGTATGTTTTGTATAGGGTTAGCACGATACTGATTAATAGTTCCAGTTGCACCAGAAGTTCCCCCTGTAATTGTTTCCCCTGTAATAAATTTCTGTTGAGAAGAAACAAATATTTTACCGTTACGAGAATCTTCTACAAGAACTGTGGCTGTCGCACCAGAGGTTGCACCTGTAATAGTTTCATTATTAACAAACTTACCAGTACTTCCGTTAGAACCACTTTCCGTAACAATTCTATCTCCAGCACTTTCCTCTAATACATACGCAGTCGTAGTTGTTTCTAATGTTACATAGTTAACAGTTGCAGTATAGGTAATCTGTCCTGCTTCCATAAACTGATAATATTGTTTGAGAAAATTAACAAAGACTGGGTGGTCTGACTGTACAAAATCAGGCACCTGTCCTTCAATAAGTGGTGATATCTTATTCAGTAATTTTGACTTTTCGTCTGCCATAGTTTAGTAGCCCGAAGATGTAGTAGTTGATGTAGTTGTATTTACGCTTGTACTAGTTGTTGTTCCTGTAGTAGTTGTCGTATATCCCACACCAGTTGTAGCAGCTGCATCAACCTTTCCAGTAATTGTACTATTTGTAAAATCTATTTCTAATAGTTGGTTACGAACTGGAACAACATCATTTGAATCAGACAATGCAGTAATACGAACTTGTGTAGAAGCAACACCATCTACATTAGATGCACTTGAAATTAATATACCATTAATTGTAATAATTCCATTCGTATAATCAACCGTACCAGCTGTTTCACTATAATATGTTTTTGTTCCACTCACAATAGAATATATTCTTAAATTACCTGAACCATCATCATCAAAGAAATACTCAGTAGACGCACTACTAATATAAAATCCAGTAGAAGCAACAACAGCATTTTGATATCCACTAACTGGATTATAAAATGCATTATTAAAATTAATTGTGTATGATGTAGATGTTGTTGTTGTCGGAGTAAACAATTTAGCCATTGTAACAGTTGTTGTATTCATAAGAATAGAAGTATCTGTATCATCAATTAATCCTGTTAATTGTGAATGTCTAAATGGTGAATTAAAAGTATTTAAATTTGTAGTATTGTAAGATGATAATGTTGTATCAATTAGTGCATTTAAATCAGTTATGCTTTTTGTTGTTGCAGTAGAATCGTAACTATATGTAACACCTAATATTAAAAAAGTTGTTTCTGGGTCAACCACCACAGGAGTTATAGATGCAACCTTGTAAGGTTCAAAGTCTTTTACTAATTGGTCTTTCTGTGTGGTCGTTAAGTTTTCTCCAGTTGTACTTTTGATAGAGATAAAAACTTTTCCATATTCAGCAACTGAACTTACACCACTACTTGTATTATAACTTCCATCTTCTCCACCCCACACAGAAACAGCTTGTGTGTTTGCAAAAAGTTTTCTCGCATATAGTTTGTAATCTTCCGAAGTAACAGCACGACCTTGAGCTGCATAATCTAAAGGTGCGTTAAGTTTAATGGACTGAAGTGATTCTGCTTCTGCTCCACCAGATGCATTTCCAACAGTTGTAATAGTGATATCTGTAACAGTATCAATTGCAGAAGGTGATGAAAATGATGAAGCACCATTTGCTGCTGTCTTATTTGTAACTACATAATTTAATGTAATGATATTACCATCTGATACAGCTTGACTTACTATACCATCTCCAAAATATACCTCAAATTTTCCTGCTTCAATTTCTTGTAAATAATATACAGTACTTGACCTAGACAATTGTGATATGTCTGTAGCTTTTGTATATGTTGTGGTAGTTGTATCAGAAGAAGAAGTTTGTACCTTTACTGTAAGAGTACTAGTATCGGCACGATTATCTGTTATAATAAATCTTTGGTCTACGTCAGAACTGTCCACAAGATATTTTGTTGTAACATATGTTCCCTCATATATTTCTGTGCTATCAAAAGGAATAGCATTTCCTGTACTTGCTCCTGTAATATCTGATATAGTTACAAACTGATAACTTGTTCCATTTACCGTTGTAGTAAATGCAGTACCAGCACTCATAGTTGCAGTTGTTTTACTTGTGCTTAAAGATATGTTAATTATAGCTCTAGGAGCTTTAGGTGAAGATACTTCATACCCTAACATCTTCGCATGAGATACAATACTTGAACGTAATGATGCACTATCTAAAAACATTTCATTTGCAACCATATTTGCATTAAAACCAAGATAGTGTGTATTATACGCAAGTGTATCTAGTAACACACTCATACCAGAACCTTCAAAGTCATAGTCTTTAAATTCGTTCTGTGCTTTTAAAAATACTTTTAGATTTGTTTTAATATCATCAAAATCTAATTCTGTAACGGAAAGTCTTTTATTATTTACTGCCATTAACGTAACCTCTCTAACATAACTGACATATCTACTAATTCTGTGGGTGCATTTACAACATAAAATTCTATGGTTATTTCATAAAGGTTTCTATCCAAATCTGGTTGAACACGAACCCCTACAAGTCTTGCTCTTGGTTCAAAGTTGTTAATAACATTCTCTACTTGTTTTGCAATAATTTGAGCTGTAATAGGTGTCATTAATTCAAACAACATTTCTCTTACACCACCAGCAATTTCTGGGTGAAAAGGTTTTTCATATGCGTTTAATAAAACAAGATTACGAACAGACCTTTTAACTGCTTGTACATCTGTTACTTTACTAATATCTGAACCTGTAGATTTCTTACCAAAGAACAAATCTAAGTCAGAATATTGCCTAACATTTCTGGTGATATTATTATTGGCTTGTGCATCTTTGTATGCAGACATATTAGTAGACTCCTAGTTTGTATTATTTATACAAAAAGTTTTATATTTATTTACCTAATTAAATAGTAGTTGTTGTTCCTAATCCTGTAGAAGTATTTGTACTAGCAGTTTGTCCTGCTGATGAAGCTTCATTAGCAGATTGTAATGATATACTAGTTGGTTGATTAGGTGTGTACACATTATTAAAATCTGTATTTTCAAATATTGTTGCTTGTTCCTCTGGTACACCTTCTTCTGTTGCTTGTAAAACTTCTCCAGCTTGTGCTATAGCTTCAGCAGAACCACTTGGTAATTTAAAATTAGGAACAGCACCACACAAATCTCCTACTCCACCAGATAGTGCAGATGAAGCATCACTTATTAAACTATCTAAACTTAATCCAGCACCTGTTAATGAACCACCAAAACTAGAAGTGATTGATGAAAGTTTTGATGTGTATGTTGCAAGTCCTGTTGGAGTTGTTAAATCAAATGCAAGTAGTTCAGTTAACTCTGCTTGTAAACTTACGTCTGGTATTTCTGGAAGTTCTGGTATCATACTAGATACACTTGAAGTAAGAGTTGATATTTTAGATTCAGCAAGTGATGCTAAATCTGACGCAGAAGAAAACCCTGCTCCAAGTTTAGATTTAATAGAATCTTTTAAATCAACTCCTGCTGTCATTATACTATTGAAGTCTGGATTTGCTCCACACAATCCTGCTGTTTTAAAATCCGCCATTTATTTTCTCCTATTAATTATTATGAGTTACCCACAGTTACGGTACTCGAACCACTTGCTGTGTGTCCACAAGTAGCTGCATCTCCAGCATTGCAAACTGCGATACCACCAATAAAAACATTCTTAGAACCAGCAACCATAGTTGGAGCATTATGAGGTGGGTCTCCATGTCCTGTTACGGAATCACCATGCACAATAACTGGTTGACCATTCGCCTCGACTGTTGACTGACTACTAATTAAAGCACCACCAGCAGAGTCGGTTGAATTTCTACATATGCCTGCCATAATTTCTCCTATGGGTTCAAGTTAACCTTAGAACCTACGATTGTAATCTCTCCAGTAGCAGTAGTTGCTTGTGTAGAACCATAAGTTTCTGTAACAGCACCTGTAATGGTACTACTTAATGTTGACTCGTATTTCGTTGTAACTGCTCCAGAAGAACCAAGATTAGTTGTACCACCAGATTGGACATCAATTGACGCACCAGCTGTAATTGAATTACCTGTAGCTGCAAAACTTGTAATAGACGCAGTAGTAGATGTAACAAAAATATCTGAAGTAACAAATGTATCTTGTGAACCATTTACAGTTCTTGTTTCGTTTCCAGCAATTGTTATATCATAGTCTTTACTTGTTCCAGATGATGTTGTTCCAACTGCACCCTTAACACTATTTGCAATATTGAAAGAATGATTGCCTCTAATTTCTTCTTCAAGATTACCACCACCAGAGCCTGCACCTATCTTAACTCTTTCGTTTCCATGTATCTTACGAACAAAATCACCACCCACCTCAAGAACATAATCTCCTGTTATGTACTGATTGACTTTACCTCTAACTGTAAGGTCTAATCCAGCTGCAGCTCCAGATGCGTTAATGTAAACTTTTTTATTACCAGCAATGATTTCATAATCATCTCCGACAACTTTAACAACCCTTGAACCGTCAGGGTGTATTTCTTCAAATGTACCTTTCGTATGTTCTCTATATAATCTTTCAGCTTTAGGTGTATCATCTACTTCAAAGATATGTCCAGACTCACTTTCAAAAACATGATTTTTAGGATATTGTGATACACTTGTATCTACACCTTGTGGGTCTGGTTCTGCCCAAGTTGTTCTAGTTTCTGTTGTTTTTAATGTATCGGATACTGTTCCTATGTTTGGTTTGGTTGCAATAGGAATAGGGTCTACTTTTATTTTTCTTCTAGTAATAAGAGATTGATGTGTTTCTGCATCTTCACCACCTCTCGCAAGACGATTGGTATCTGACTCACCAGTTGTATGACCAGATTTTGGTAAAGAAGAATTAGGATATATTGCATTAGGGTCATTAAACCCTTTAG